ACGAGCAATGTGGAGATTCTATGGTTACTACGGTGGGTTCTCAGTTGTAGGTAACTTAAGAACTTACGGTCAGTATGCTGACGATTCTACTTTTGAGATCGTACCAACTTGGCAGAATAAACTACAGGCAATTGCTTACGAAGATGCTTTGAATGTTAGAGTTTCGCATTACTCTTATGAGATTCATGATAATAATTTAAGAATTTTCCCTGTGCCTGATCAAACTTCGCCTGAGAATTTTTGGGTTCAATTTACAATTGACGGGGAATATGAAGCTTGGGAAGAAACTGGCCGCGGCAACGAAGGAGTCAATGGCGTCAATAATCTAAACACACTGCCATTTGAGAACATACCGTATGAGAATATTAATGCAATAGGTAAGCAGTGGATTCGCAGGTTTGCCTTGGCTCTAACAAAAGAGATTCTCGGACAGGTAAGAGGTAAATTTTCCACAGTTCCAATTCCAGGGGAGTCCGTAACCCTTAACGCTTCTGAGTTACTATCCCAGGCTAGAACTGAAATGGACCAGCTAAGGGACGAGCTAAAAACCATTCTTGATGAGACGACTTATGATAAGTTGGCCGCAATTGATTCTACGCTGCAAGATTCAACCAAGAAAGTTCTTGAGAACGTTCCAACCGGCATTTACGTAGGGTAATTAAATGGCGCGCAGTAAACGATCCGAGAAACAAATAAAGGATAAGCGATCTCAGCGTTTCAATTATGTTGGAGATAAAGAAGTTGCCGGGAAGCTTCAAGAAATAGAATTTATGCCCTCGTCATTGGAAACAATCGATAGGGCGATGCTGCGTTTTATTGACGAAGAGCTTAACCTCTTTACAAATACTAACGACGGATTTAAGAAAGTTCCCGTTTTGTGGGTCACGGCTGAGCGCGCTTTTCAAATAAAACACAATAAAGACCTGAGAGACAAGGAAGAAACTTTAATCCTTCCTTTAATTACTATTAACAGATCTAACGTAACTAAAGAACAAAACTATAGAGGAACTGTGTTTGCTAATCTGTATCCGGTTAATGATGAGAAAGGCGGCACGATAACAATCGCTAGACAGATCAATCAAAAGAAAACTGCTGAGTTCCAGAACGCCCAGGCTAATAGGAAATACGGCGCGAACAGTAATGTTTCCAGTAAAATGCTTAACACCAATAAAAGGAACATGTCAACCGCAAAAACTGTTTACGAAACAATAACAATACCCATCCCCACCTGGGTTAAGGTAACATATGAGATATCAATCAGAACCGAGTACCAGCAGCAGATGAATGAGCTTATTCGCCCATTCATTACAATTCCGGGTAACTCAAGAACACCAAAACGAATTGAGGCTGAGGGGCACTATTACGAAATATTTATTGACGGGGCATTTGCCAATAATTCTAATCAAGCGAATCTTGGAATGGAGCAAAGAAACTACGAAACTAATATTAACATTGAAACTCTTGGTTATCTTATCGGAGAGGGCGAAAACCAAGAAAAGCCAAAGATTGTTAAGCGTGAAAATGCAGTAGAGATAAAACTCGGTAGAGAGAAGACAATCTTGGGAGATATCCCCGAAAACATAAAAGATGGTTTTTACAGAGAATAATTCTCTTCCTACTACTTAGCACTATTTACTTTGAACATTTTCGCAATGTAGGAGAACTGAACGAATGTCAATCAAGAATTACCGATTTGTATCCCCAGGCGTTTTTGTCAACGAAATTGACAACTCACAATTGCCTGCTTCGCCAGCAGGTATTGGACCGGTTATTATCGGCCGAGCAGAGAAGGGCCCCGCGCTTCGCCCAACAACTGTGGACTCTTTTGAAGAGTTTGTAAACGTTTTTGGCACGCCAAGCCCAGGAAACTCTGGAGATGATGTGTGGCGACAAGGCTCTAACACCACAGCCACGACATACGGTGCATACGCCGCGCAAGCCTATCTTCGTAACAGCTCTCCTTTAACTTACATTCGCTTGCTTGGTGCCGAATCAGACGATCCTGGAGTCGGTGTTCAGGGAACTGCTGGCGAGGCCGGCTGGGATCTGGGTGGCGATGCTTACGGACTGTTCTTGTTCCAGGCAGGATCTGGCGGATTTGTCGTCACTGGTGCTCTAGCGGCTGTTCTTTACGGCAAATCAAACGTAGAGTTTGCTTTATCTTCTTCTAACATACTCTCAGGCAACGTTACACCACCACTTGCTTTGGGCACCGAGAACACTGCGATTCTTGGTAGTGATCTAATTGTTGGAACGGTTGGCACCGGTACTAACGATAGAGAGTACAAGATCGTTGTTACCGGATCCGGCATCACGCAAGAAACAATTACCTTTAACTTTACACAAAATGATTCTCGATACATTAGAAAAGTTCTAAACACAAACCCACAGCTAACAAATACTAGAATCACCACAACTGATAACCGAAAAGATTATTTCTTGGGTGAGACATTCGATAGACACGTAAACAATATTTTGGCTGCTGATACTCCAACTTTTGCTGCGGTGACAATTCTTAATCGCGGAACTAACACCCTGTACAAGGGAGCAGACCATGCTGTCCAGCTACAAGCTGCTCGGACACCACAAGTTGTTAGTTGCAGACTTTCGCCATCTGATACTCCAGTTAAATTGTTCCAGTTCAGAGCAAGGGGAGAATCTGGGGATTGGACTAACAAAAATCTAAAGATTTCTATTCAAGATATCAAGCGCTCTACAAACAGTGAAGAAGATTACGGTACTTTCTCGGTTGTTATTCGACACATCAGTGATAGCGATAATGTTGTTCGAATTGTAGAGCAGTTTAATAACTGTAACCTAAACCCGAACTCCCTCGACTACATCGCGCGGAAGATTGGTGACTACAGAGAAAGTTGGGATACTACCGAGCGCCGCTACGTCGCAGAAGGAAACTACCGCAACAATTCAGATTATGTCTATGTTGATGTAAATTCTGATGTAGATGCCGGTAACACTAACCCTGCCCTTCTTCCATTCGGCTTCGAAGGTATTCTTAAGTACACTGATGAAGCCAATTTGGGTGATGGAATCACTACGGGCGGCGGTGTAGGCAACTGGGTCTCGGGCTCAAATGGTGGAGCCTTCAAGAGCGTCCCATCGCCTGCCTATAGAACCACAACATCAGGTTCAGCGTTCGTAGTTGCTGGCTCGCGCCTCACATCTTCTGTTGCTTATCCGCGACCAGTTTTCCGAGTCAGCGCTAGTGATGGCAATCTTGCAAACCCAACAGATGCGTACTTTGGCTTCCAAACAAACGAAAGTGTCGGAAGCACTGTATTCGATAAATCAACAATTGACTTGCTAAGAGCCAGAGGTGGTGTTGTAGGACAGTACGTCGCGTTGCCTGCAGCCTCCGCTTCACTATCGCCAACATTTACTTTGGATGATATTAAGACAGGCGGTGTATACAGCGCCAATTCTTATAATATTGATTCTCTTACCTTCCAGTCCGGAGCCGTGTCGGGCGTCCTAGACGCTGGTTATGATCGTTTCACGCTTCCTCTCTTTGGTGGGCATGATGGTACGAACATCATTGAGATGGATCCATTCACAAAGGCAGCGATGAATACTGCACCAACAGATGACAACGATTATGCTTTCTTCTCAATCCGAAGAGCTATCGACTCTGTAGCAGACCCAGAAGTTGTTGAAATGAACTTGGCTTCTATCCCCGCACAGACACAAGATGGACTTACAACTCACTTAGTAAGAACTTGTGAGGATCGTGGTGATGCTCTCGCAGTCATTGATCTACCGGACGCTTTCGTTCCTAGAGAGGATAGCACAGCTATTAACCGTAACAACATAGCCTCTACCATTACAACACTTGTTAATGGCCTAAGAGACAGAAACCTTAACTCTTCTTACGGTTGTGCTTACTACCCTTGGGTCCGAGCAAGAGACACCATCAACGGTTCGTTCCTCTGGCTTCCGCCATCAGTGGCTGCCATCGGTACATTCTCTAGCTCACAGCGTAGAACACAGGTTTGGTTCGCCCCAGCTGGCTTCAACCGCGGTGGCCTCACAGAAGGTTCAGCAGGCATCCCAGTTGTCGATGTAGCACACCAGCTACGCCGAAAGGATCGTGACGATCTTTACACAGCGAACATTAACCCAATTGCGAAGTTCCCCGCAGAGGGCATTGTAATCTTCGGTCAGAAGACCCTACAGGTTACACCATCTGCTTTGGATCGCATTAACGTTCGTCGTCTAATGATCTTCGTTAAGAAGCGCATTTCCCAGATTGCCTCTGGTCTGCTCTTTGATCCAAACGTTAAGACAACTTGGGCACGATTCACCTCACAGGTAAACCCATTCTTGGCTGATGTAAAGACAAACTTTGGTCTTTCTGACTACAGAGTTATCCTTGATGATACAACCACAACTCCCGATCTTATCGATAGAAACGTTCTATATGCGAAGATCTTCTTGAAGCCAACGCGTGCAATTGAATTCATCGCGATTGATTTCAATATCACAAGAACGGGAGCGTCATTTGACGATTAAATAAAAAGTGGGGGAGTTCCGACTCCCCATACTAATTAACTTAGACCTATCAGGAGATAACAACAATGGCCTTTTGGACAAGCCCACTTTCAGAACCTAAAAGAAAACACAGATTTATTTTGAGAATCCCGGACCTTATTGTGCCGAATGGGCCACTAGAGGGACAGGCATTCCCAGAATACTTAGCTAAGTCTGTCACTAAGCCTTCTTACACAGTTGGCACCACAGATCATAAGTTCCTAGGTAACACTTACTACTATCCTGGCGCTGTTACTTGGAACGAGGTCACAGCAACTATTGTTAACTCCGTATCCCCAGATGGCAACGAACTACTTTATTCAGCCCTACAGCAGATGGGCTATCTAAAGCCAGATATTCAAGAGGATATTTTCAACAACAACCTTGATCCAAGCACTCCAAACAAGGCTGCTGCGTTAGCAACGCTAGGACAGGTTGAGTTCGAAGAACTTTCAGGAGCTGGTGGCACACTAGGAACATGGAAGCTTCAGAATGCATTTATCACAAATGTAACCTTTGGTGACCTAGACTACGCTGATGAGGCACTTTTAGATATCACAATTCAGCTTAGATATGATTGGGCTACATATGATGTTGGTCCTGCTTCCCAGGCTTTAGCTAACGTTCAGTAAAAGAAAGAGACGGTGATTTTTGAGTAGAAATTCTAACAGACAGGGGGCTCCTGAAGGACCCCCCGCACCACTACCACAAGCACAAGCGCAACAAACACAAAACTTATTTTCATTTCCAATCCCAACAGAGTTCGTTGAACTCCCTAGTAAGGGCTTATTCTATGGTGAGGGGCATCCGCTACAAGGTGCTGAGACTGTAGAAATAAAGCACATGACAGCAAAAGAAGAGGATATCCTATCTTCTGAGACTTTGATTAAAAAGGGACTTGTTATGGACAGGCTCTTAAAGTCTGTGTTGGTGGATACAGCAATTAACCCTAATTCTTTGCTCATAGGCGATAAGAATGCAATCGTTATGGCCATTAGAGAAACCGGATTTGGTTCGCTTTACGGGACAAACGTTACTTGTCCTGCTTGCGGAACATTAAATGAAAAAGAATTTTCTCTGGAAGGCAAGGAGATTAAGCACTCTAATTTGTTGGAAAACGTTCAACTTCTAGAGAACGGAAATTTCTTGTTAACTTCCACGGATTATAATCCA